TGAATACACCTACGGAGGTTTTTCAGATTGGTTCTTGCCATCGAAGGATGAATTGAATGAACTATATCTCAACCAAGTTGTTGTTGGTGGATTTATATCCTCGTACTACTCCAGTTCGTCCGAAGTTTCTAATGAAGCTTTTTGGTTTCAAAGCTTTATTGACGGACTTACAAACACTCCATACAAAAATAACCAATATTACATCCGTCCTGTTCGGTCGTTTGTCGCACCAGCTCCAGCCGGAATAATTACCGGAAACCTGACTGGCAATGTAACTGGCGATGTAACCGGAAATGCATCTACTGCGACAACACTTGAAACAGCACGAACAATCTCTCTAAGTGGTGATGTTTCTGGTTCTGTTTCGTTTAACGGTTCCGCAAATGCAACAATCTCCACGGCAATTCAGCCAAATAGCGTCGCACTTGGTACAGACACCACTGGCAACTACGTGTCGGCCCTTACTCAGGGCACCGGTGTAACAATTACACACACTCCCGGTGAGGGCTCTAATGCAACAATCGCAATTGGCCAAGCCGTAGGAACGAGCGCATCTGTTACATTTGCAAATTTGACAGTAACTGGAGACTTGACTGTTTCTGGTACAACAACTTCAATCAATACTGAAACACTTACCGTTGATGACAACATCATCATTCTCAATAACAACGCCACTGGCGCTCCTAGTCAAAATGCTGGAATAGAAGTAGAGCGTGGCTCGTCAACGAACGTTGCGCTTCGCTGGAACGAGACATCTGACAAGTGGGAAATAACGGAAGATGGCAGCGAATACCTAGAAATTGGGACCACGGCTGACATATCTGCAGCAGCTCTTACAAGCCTTAGCGACCTCCCAGATGTTTCAACCGCATATCAAATTGGTGCAACTGGCCCGGCTGGCGGGATAATTTTTATCACTCCAGACACGGTTGGTAACTCTACTGGAAAGTATTTCGAAGTTGCACCATCTGCGTCCCAGGTTCAAAGAAGTTGGGCTACAAATGTCAACTCAAACCGGACAACAGCAGTTTCTGGTGCTGATTTTACTGCAATTGGATACGGTTCTCAAAACACAATAGACATTGTTGCTCAGTCTGGAAATGTTTCCGCAACTAGCGCGGCTGCATACGCATCCGGATATGAATATGGTGGTTTTTCAGACTGGTTCCTTCCATCAATTGATGAGTTACAAGAACTCTATGCAGTCGAAAGTTTAGAAGCTGGCACTATTCCTGGATTGCTTAGCAATAATTACTGGAGCTCTACGGAACACAGCGCAACACAAGCCAAATATGAAAATCTAGGTGACGGCGGACAAGGTTTTTCCGCAAAGAGTAACTCACTCTATGTTCGTCCAGTGCGGGCTTTCAACTCCCCTGCATCGGGAGATTTTCTAAAGTGGAATGGAAGCTATTGGACCAATGACCCAATCAACCTAGGAACCGATACAACGGGTAACTCTGACAACGTAACAGAGGGAACTACAAATTTATACTTCACTGACGGAAGAGCACGAAGTGCGCTTTTGGCTGATAATGCTGGAACGGCTAGCGGAATAAGGTTTATTGCACCAAACACTGGCACCGTTGAATTGATAAGCCAAGAGGCAACCAGGTTCGTGCGAGTGACTTCAAACGCTGCAGTTGGCGGAGGCAAGACAGAGATACAGGGCTCAGCTCAAATTCTTGCATCTTCTTCCATTTCCGACCCGGGTCATCTCACTGTTGCCGGAAGCGTCACCGTCGGTGGCGGAGTTGTTTTTGAGGGTGATACAGCAAACGATTATGAAACAACCCTTGTTGCAACAGACCCAACTGCAGATAGGACAATTACCCTTCCTGACGCAACTACAACTCTGGTTGGAACAGATACAACCCAAACTCTTTCCAATAAAACTCTTACGACGCCAATCATTAATGGACCAACCATTACTGCAACTGGTCAAACCCCAGTTATTCATGGCATCTATCTCCCAGAACCCCATGTGATTTATTTTGAAGGTAGTACAGCTGATGATTTTGAAACAATCCTAACCGTTGTTAACCCAACTGCAGATAGGACTGTAAGCCTTCCGGATGCAAGCGGAACTCTTGCAATAGGTCAAAACGTGTCAACAAGTGCATCTGTAACATTTGCAAATGTAACCTCAACTGGAAATGTTGCAATTTCTGGAAGAATAGACAAAACAACCGTAAGAGAATCCGTTGCAGATGTATCCGTTTCTGCGAGCGCTGTTACGGCGGACTATTCAACTGGAGATATTTTCTATGTTGGGACTGCTCCAGCAAGCAACTTCACGGTGAATCTCACAAATGCTCCAACCGATGATGGCAAAGCAATCACCGTTGTAATTTTTGTTACACAAGGAGCGACTGGTTACTATCCCAACGTAGTTCAAGTAGCTGGTTCTGCGCAAACAATTAAATGGGCAAACGGCGCTGCACCAACACCAACATCATCTGCTGGGAAAATAGATATATTCTCGTTTACATTCGTGCGTCGAAGCGCTGCATGGACTGTATTCGGAAGCTCAAACCTAGGTTACTAGGATGCCTTTCATATCATCAATTTCAGCGAGGCAATCTGGCCTTCTGTTTGCAAATGCAGCAAAACTTATTACTCCGTTATTTGGCTCGTCAACGGGCACTCCAGGAGGTTTTACTTTCTCAATTTCAAACTACGATTCTTCCCTGACGTATTCATTCTCCGCCACTAATAGCGGTAGCGCTACTCAGTCGGCTGGTTTGGTAACCGTAACTGGACTCGGTAGTGCCATTACTTCAAACGTCACTGTTACTGTAAATAAAAATGGATGGCTGACAAATTCCTCAAGCACTACTGGAACTGCTCTTACTGAATACACAACAGAATTTACCGTACTTGGAGGAGGTGGTTCTGAGGCTGGTGGTGCTGGCGCAATGGCCAGTGGGCAGTATAAATTCTACGGAGGCAATTCGTACACGGTAACCGTGGGTGCTGGTGGAACAGGAAATGGAAAAGGTAATAACTCGGTACTCGGTGTGCTTGAATCATGTGGTGGAGCAGGACGAGACGTTGGTTCCTGTGGTTCGTCAGCTGGTGGAAATACTGCTCAAAATAATTCCACACAAAGCGGCGGCCCACTTGTTGGTACCATAACTTATTACGCCAATGCCGGCGGTGCGTATGGCTCCAACGCAAACTACAACGTTGGACACAATGGAATTGGCGGAGGAGGCGGAGCTGGTGGAGCAGGTGGAGCTGGTTCTGCCGAACAGGGAGGAAACGGCGGCCCAGGTAGAGCGGACTTCCTTGGTACGGTAAGAGGTGGAGGTGGCGGAGGTCACTCACACAAAAACGGCGGAGGGACCAGCAAGCCAAGCGGCGGAAGCGGTGGCGGCGGAGATGGTACAAACTACAACTTTGGATGTGATACATCCAGCGCTGGGACAGCAAACTATGGCGCTGGCGGTGGTTCGAACTGGGGGGAGTGTGGAGGCTCAAATGCTGGTGGCTCAGGAATCGTTATAATTAGGTACACAGGACCTGCTTTGACATCAGTGGGTGCTGGATTGGTCTACTCGCTCTCATCTTCGGGAAGCATTAGGACATACACATTTACAGGTGGAACAGGAACGATTACTTTCTAATGGCACATTACGCATTCTTGGATGAAAACAACATTGTCACCGAGGTGATTGTCGGTCGCAACGAAGACGAAATAGTTGACGGCATCTCCGATTGGGAGGAGTACTACAGTTCTTTGCGTGGACAGAGATGTCTAAGGACTTCATACAACCACAATATAAGGAAACAATTTGCGGGTATTGGTTTTAGGTACGACGACGAAAGAGACATCTTCATTGCTAACCAGCCGTACCCATCGTGGGTTTTGGATGCAGATTTTGACTGGGTTCCACCAATCCCATATCCTTCAAGTGATAGGGGTTGTGCTCACTGGAATGAAGAAATCGTTAACTGGGATATTTACTAATTTATAGTAAGTTTGCATCATGACGATAAAAACTTGGAATTACGATGATGAGCTCATTCAGTTCATCTCAGAGAAATATCACATCAGTGGCAAATCTGGCGCACAAGCAATGATTGATGCTTGGACAGATATTCGGGATGTGAAGCTCATGGAGATATGTGTTGAGCTCAATATTCCAGAACCACTCGGATTTATCCATGGATTAAATACATTTTCCAAAAAGCTAATGGAAAACGGGAGACTTGAAACTGTTGTTGATTAGAATGTGAGATAATTGCCCGTATGGCAATCACTTTCCCTTCCTCTCCGTCAATGGATGCTGAGTTTTTAGTTGCTGGGAAAGCCTGGTCCTGGAATGGGTCGTTCTGGAAAAGAATTAAATATGCGATAATTGACGGTGGTTTCTCACCAGTAGAAATCGAAGATGAACTGTCAATCGCCGACGGAGGAAGTGCTTAATGGCTTACAAGAAAATTCTATTCCGTCGCGACTTAGCTGCAACGTGGACATCAGTTAACCCAATTCTTGCAGCGGGCGAAATAGGCCTTGAGTCAGATACTGGGAAAATCAAGCTTGGTAATGGTTCCACTAACTGGGTAACACTTACATACTTCTACGGTTCACTACAAGGAGCCACCTACGTCCAGTCACTAGTTGCTGGAACTGGTTTAACAATAACTGGAAACTCCGGCTCCGGTTCAACCCCAACGGTGAACATTGGCCAAAGTGTTGCCGTATCTGCTTCCCCTACATTTGCTCAACTTACTGTAAATAACCTTCCGGTTAATGATGGACACGTTGCTACCAAGGCATACGTAGACGGTATTGCTGCAGCTATTAACTGGCACGAATTCTGTCAATTAGCAACAGCAGCTGTACTCCCAAATACGCCAACCTATAGCAACGGAACTGCTGGTGTTGGAGCCACCCTCACGGCAAGTGGTAATGCACGTCTTGTAGTTGACGGAACCAACGCATCGACTGGGAATAGAATTCTTGTAAAGAATCAGGTAAACGCAGTTCATAACGGCGTTTACGATGTCACCACACAGGGAAGCGTTTCTGTCCCATGGGTTCTAACTAGGTCTGATGACTTTAATAGTGGTTCTTTCTACGGAACAATAAATGCTGGAGAAGCTCTATATATTGGTGGAGGCTCAACCAATGTGAGCCAAGGGTTTCTTGTCTACACGACGGGCTCCGGAACTGATGGGGCACATGTAATTGGTACTGATAATATTTCTTTCACCCAATTTTCCGGAAACGCCGCCATTACTGTCGGAACAGGAATTACAAAAACTGGTAATCAACTAGCTATCGGTCAAGACGTTGCTCCTAGCGCAAGCGTAACTTTTGCTGGAATAACCAGTTATTTGAACGGTATTGCTAACCAGGCGAACACTCTTCGCACTCCAAGATTTATTGGAACGGCTCTATTCGATGGTTCAGCAGATATAACCCTAGGAACTTTTGACATAACAGGGCTTCAAGCTACTTCTACAGACTTGAATAAACTTTTTGAGCTTGGAACAACAAAAAATCAACTTGAATTCTTAAATAGCGCAAGCGCAAACGTACAGTTGCAACTTAACGAAAAAGCAGAGTTGCTGAACCCTGTCTTCTATGAGAATGTAACTGCTACAAATAACATCTACGCATCGGAGTTCCACGGAAACGTAATAGGAAACGTAAGCGACATAAGCAACCATGAAATAAATGACCTACTTGACGTTAATGCTGTAACCCCAGCATCTGGTGATGTGCTTACTTGGAACGGAACAGCCTGGGTCGCTGATGCACCAGAGATAACAACGTTCAACATTGAGGACCTTGCAAACGTTTCAGCGTCTCCAACATCTGGGCAGTACCTGAAGTTTAGCGGTGGAGCTTGGGCTGGAGACTTTGTTGAACTGGGTTCAGAAACATCCGGAAACTACGTTGCATCAGTTCTTTCTGGTACAGGTGTAATACTCACTAACGCTGTTGCCTCCGAGGCCGGCACTCCAACAATAAGTATTGGTCAGGCTGTTGGTACTACTAACTCTCCTGAGTTTGCTGGCTTGACAATAGGAGCAACAAACCTCACGGTTAGTGGAAACTTGACTTACAGTGCGGGAACAGGTCTCGCCACCCTAAATACCCTTACCGACCACGGTCTAGTCATTGGTTCAAGAATTACGGTTTCTGGAGCAAACCAGGCTGGCTATAACGGAAACTTTGCTGTAACTCAAGTTTCCTCGACTACTCAGATTAAATACACTCCAGTAATTACCCCATCCTCAGCTACATCATCTGGAAGCGTCTCGGCATGGGCAGCAGGTGGAATGACTTTTGAGGGTTCAATTGATGACATTTATGAAACAAGATTAACTTTCATAAACCCAACAGAAGACAGAGTCATTGCCGTTCCAAACGCAACGACAACACTCGTCGGTATCGATACTACCGACACGTTAACCAATAAGACTATTGAGAACCCGGTGATAACTGGTGTTTCTCCAATATTGACAATTTCTGGTGATGTTTCTGGTTCTGTTCAATTTACAGACCTTGGAAACGCAACACTTAGTGCCACAATCCAGCCAAACTCCGTCATTATGGGTACAGACACAACTGGAAACTATGTTTCCAATCTTGTTGCTGGCACTGGTGTAATCATCACGGATAATGCTGGCGAATCGGCGACCCCAACAATTGCGATTGGACAAGCTGTTGGCACTAGTGCATGCGTGCAATTTGACACACTCGTAGTAAATAATCTTTTTGCAACAAACACCGAGGTGACGAATCAGGCCTCCCTCAATGTAAGCAGCGGCGAAATCGTTCTTAATGCTGGAACCGTTGGCGCACCTACACTCAATGGGGCAATCAGAATTGATAGAGGTTCAAGCGCAAGCGTTGAAATTAGATGGAACGAAACTCTGGATAGATGGGAATCAACCAGGGATGGAAGCGTCTATAAGATAATCGACCAGGGCGCAAAGATGACGCTTGGCACCACTCCTCCTGCCTCCCCAGACGCTGGCGACTTCTGGTTTGAGACTGACTCAGCCATAACCTTTGTTTATTACGATTCTTATTGGATTGAAATTGGCTCATCTGGTATCGGTGCTGTAATCTCGTCAACAGCCCCAAGCAACGCATCTGCTGGCCAGATTTGGTTTAGAAATACGACTGGCGAGACATTCGTGTATTACGACGGTGCCTGGGAACCTATAGGTGGCAGTAGTGGCTCTGGAAGTAACGAAATTGCGTCTATTATGGGAGCGTATTAAATGACTGGAGTAAGTAATGGCTAATACGGCAAAAGTTCTTTTCAGGGGTGCGGCAAGCGTCTATACGTCACCCGCTACAACCCTGTACACAGTGCCATCCCTCACTACGACAGTTGTGACGAATATTGTTGTTTCAAACAATGGCACAACTGGTGGTCTTTACACGATAAGTATTGACGGAGTAGTGCTTGTCCCTGCTTTGGAAATTCCTGGCAACTCTGTTATTTCGCTCGACTTGAAGCAAGTCGTTGAAGCTGGCGATGTAATAACTGGAAATGCGAATAGCACAGACGTTAAATTCCACATCAGCGGGATGGAGATAGCATAATGGGTCTTAATCAAATACCACCTGGCGTAACTCCGATTACACCGGAAGAAGTGCTTTACGACCCAGTACAAAAGTTCCGTGTTTCACAGCCACAGTCCCTTATTGACACCGACTTTGAATATGGAACACAGACTTCAAAATGGGAGAACATGGTCACCATCGGCAATAAGCCGTTTGTGTATGCATCCAGCTCACCAATATCAGGAATCACCGCAATTACGATGAACACGTCGTCACGTACCGTAACAGTTTCGCTGCCAAGCACGTCAGGCCTTGCTGTTGGTACCCCAATTTCGATGTATGACTCCCAGCTTGCAATAGCAAACGGAAACTACCTAATTGAAGCTGTTACAACAAACACTTCATTTTCGTACACAGGTAAAGCTGTAAACACTGGTTCCTTGACATCAATCTTTGACCCAAATAAGACTGCAGTTTTCACTGGAGTTATTTTTACCAACGCCGCCATTGGTGGCGCACCAACTATCTCATACTCGGGCAATGCGGTAACCGTAACAACGACGATACCGCACGGTCTTTCGATTGGTAATGAAGTTGCAATTGTTGGAGTTACTACATCTGGAACAAACCCTCCAAACGGTGCAAACTTCGTAGCCAGAATTATCAGCTCAACGCAGTTTGTTGTTTACGTACCAGATACACCAACCGGAACATTAACTGCATCATCGGCTCTTGTTTACACATGTCCTTCTGGTGTGTTTTTGCATAGACCATTTGACGGCGGTGTTATTTTTTCAAACAACGGAACATCAAACTACGAAACAGCAGCACGCCAAACACGTCGTTACTTCCGTTACCAATCAGGTAAGGGTATTCAGATGTCATCTGGAACTCTTCTTAAGCCAGACCTTCAGCTCGACCAGTTAACATACAGCTCTGGTACAGGACTCGTAACCGTACAGACCAAGGAAAAGCACAACCTTTATCCTGGTTCGACAATTACTGTTTTTGGTGCAAACGAAGCTGGGTATAACGGGACAACTAGCGTTTACACCATTACTGGTTACAACACTTTTACATACACCCCAGCATCGACCCCATCGTCTGCCCTGGCATCAGGCCCATATTACATAACGGTTTCTGGCTGGTACGGGAATGTGAACAGAATAGGTTTGTTTGACCAACAGAACGGCGTGTTCTTTGAGTATGACGGTCAGACTTTGTGGGCAGTAAAACGCTCGTCAACTTTTCAAATTTCTGGAAAATCAACATTCACAAACGGTTCTTGCACGGTAACTCAAACAAACGCCGCTTTCCCAACTAGGTATTCTGGTCAACTTGCTATTGGCGACAACATCGTGGCTCGTGGACAGTCGTACAGAGTTATCGATATTGCAAGCGATACGTCAATGACCATTAGCCCTGCATATCGCGGAGCTACAGCATCAATGACAACAATCTCGCGGACTGTAGATACAAAAGTTGCCCAAGCTGATTGGAACCTTGATAGATTCGACGGAACGGGCCCTTCTGGGTACAACGTTGACCTTTCAAGAATGCAAATGTTCTACATTGACTATTCTTGGTATGGTGCTGGGTTTATTCGTTGGGGAATGCGCGCAAAAAATGGCAAAGTAACCTATTGTCATAAAGTTGTAAATAACAACGTAAATGCTGAAGCGTATATGCGTTCAGGAAACCTTCCTGCTCGTTATGAGTCATCTTCAAACCCTCCATTCACGCAGCTGGCAGCATCTTTGTCAAACGTTGGCACCACTCTTACTGTTGCAAGCACAACCGGATTCCCAAGCGCAGGAACACTTTGTGTATACAATACCGCAACAGGTTATGAGTACGTCAACTACACGGGTAAGACGGCTACGACCTTTACTGGTTTAACTAGACAGCAAACAGGAAATGCTTCACTTGCGTTGACTATTGCTTCTGGGGCCAACGACGGAACTGTTGCTTCTACTGCTGGACTGCAGGTTGGGCAGAGAGTAAACGGAACGAACGTTCCAGACGGAACATTTATTCAACAAATTTCCGGGCTGAATGTCAAGTTGAGTGCTGCTGTAACTGGTGCAAACCCAACGGTAAACGTTATCCCAATGGGAACAAGCGCCGCTCTAGCATTTACGTACTCAGCAACCAACCCAGTTGGTGTTGAGCTTGCCTTTCCAACATATGCCCCATCAATTTCTCACTGGGGTACTTCGGCAATCATGGACGGAAGATTCGACGACGACAAGTCGCTCGTATTTACTTATGGAACAACTACATCAATCGCAATTGGTGCTGGTGCTACGGCTGCGATTATGGCAATTCGTGTTGCTCCATCCGCGGATAACGGAACTGGTGCGTTCTTTGGTGAGCGTGAACTCACAAATAGAATGCAGTTGATTCTTCGTGCGTTGGACGTAACCACATCTACTGCTGCATCAAACCTTCTGGTAACAGCCATCCTCAACGGAACTCCATCAGCATCAAGAACATGGGCGAGACCATATACGGTTACATCAAGCTTGGCTCAAATTGCCGACTACAGCTCTGGCGGTTCTGCTGCAACAGTGTCTGGTGGTGAAGTAACTGGAGGTTTCTTCGTAGGTACTGGGTCAAACTCAATCGACCTCAAGGATGTTCGAGACTTAGGTAACTCGGTACTTGGCGGCGGCACAACGATAACAACGACAGGCATTTATCCTGACGGTCCAGACACACTGCACATTGTTATTAGAAACCTTGGTGCTACTTCGGCCAGCGTGTTTGCTCGTCTCTCCTGGACGGAAGCACAGGCCTAAATATGCCAGCTATTGACTTTCCTTCTGGCGCAACATCAGGCCAACTTCATACAGATGCTGGCAAGACCTGGGTATTCAATGGTTCTGGTTGGGTGCTTATAACAATCCCTACTGCTCTTTTTGATACAGGTTCGGTAGCTGGTTCTTCAATCCAAACGAACTCTGTACCTTTGACGAAGTTGCTGAATAGCGACCCAGGTAAGGTCATTGTCTACAACGCATCCAACGCTGCTACTGCTCAGGAGCTCACTGGCGACATAGTCATTTCACCTTCTGGAGTTACATCTATAGCATCGGCCGTAATCACTAACGCAGACATTTCGGGCTCAGCGAATATAGATGCATCAAAGATTGCAGGAACAGCAATAACGCTTTCTAGCTCTGGAATTATTACAACAGACATGATTGCCGACTCGACAATCGTCGATGGTGACATAAGCCTTTCGGCATCAATCAATAGAAACAAACTTGCAGAACCATTAACAAATCCGCAAGCAGCTAGCTACACATTGGTTTTGGCTGACAGAAATAAGATTGTTGAAATGGGTGTTGGCTCGGCGAATACGCTGACGGTTCCACCTGACTCGTCTGTCGTGTTCCCAACAGGAACGCATATTACAGTTATTCAGACCGGTGCTGGCCAGTGCACGGTTACCCAGGGTGCAGGTGTAACAATCAATGCAACCCCTGGACGTAAGCTTCGCGCTCAGTGGTCTGGTGCTACGCTGATAAAGCGAGCAGCCGATACATGGGTGCTCATCGGAGACCTTTCGGCGTAAATCATGGAATCGTTAAAAGATAGTGGTGGTAAAAAGCCAACAACACCAACAAACGTTGTTGCGACGAATACTGGCGCAGGAACAGTTGCGTCAGTGGCCTTCACTCCTTCTGATTACATTGGGAAAGACACAATAACCTATACGGCTACATCAAGCCCAGGAAGTATTAGTGCATCAGCTTCTAGTTCGCCAATAACAATAACTGGGTTAACTGCTGGGACAACTTATACATTCACATTAAGGGCAAATACGAATTACGGAGTGGCTTCAGATTCAGTAACGAGCGGCTCTGTTGCTATTGGTCAAAATCCAGGAACACCAACCAGCGTCTCTGCTGCTGGAGGTAACGCGCAAGCAACTGTTACCTATACTGCTGGAGCCGCAGGGACAGGCGTAACTACTTTTACCGCTACGTCGAGTCCTGGTGGAATCACTGGAACTGGTTCATCTCCAATAACCGTCACTGGTCTAACAAACGGAACAGCTTATACATTTACCGTTACGGCCGCTAACGCATTTGGTTCATCTACTTCAGCAGCATCCAACTCTGTTACTCCAGTTGCCCCTCCGTATTTTCCTCCTTATTTTCCTCCTTTCTTTCCTCCATTTTTCCCACCTTTCTTCCCCCCTTTCTTTCCGCCATTTTTCCCACCGTTCTTCCCTCCATTCTTCCCACCCTTCTTCCCTCCACCATTCGGTCCTGGATTTAAGTAAGGTTTCCGGATGGTTTTCCGGAACGAATCAGTAGAACTTGACAGTCTTCCTTTTGCCGACCCGGCGAACATAGTTATAAAAGAAAATTTTATAAGCAAAGAACACCTTACTGAAATAATTAATTATTGCCATTCAGTGAATAACTGGGAATCACGAAGTGTTTTGGGTCTAGATAGTATTCATATGCCTAATTCAATTGAAAGCAATTCTCCCAAAATATTTAAAATCATGCAGCAGTATGTTGATAATGTTCAAAATGAAGTTGAATATAAGTTTGGCAGAAAACTTGAAAGAACAAATCCAGGAATACGAAAATGGTTCCCAGGCGAATATCAAGACATACACGCAGATGGAGAGACTGCTGGCGGTTGGCCTGGATATAACTACATAGTTGATTATGGTTCGATTATCTACCTCAACGAAGAGTATGAAGGTGGAGAGTTATTCTTCCCCAAATACAACATACACATAAAACCCAAAGCCGGAACATTAATATTTTTTCCCTCAACAAACATGTACGCCCATGGGGTAACAGAGGTCACATCTGGGGTTAGATACACATCTCCACATTTTTGGACTCCGGTAAAGCACAGGATATTGATGGAAATGGCTGTGATGGATGAGAAAAAGTAAACATTTATATTTTTTGCATATACCAAAAACATCTGGGATGAAAATGCAGTATGACCTACTTGCTGCATCGCAAAGTAGTAATAGTAAAAATTTTCCCAATGCATACATTCAAGATGTAGAAAGAAAAGTATACGTACCTGGAGAGTTTGAGTTTGTATTCAATCCAGAAATATCCGACTCATATAATATAATTTGCGGACACTTTGCCCGTAATCCAATAAGCATTATTGATGAACTTATAACTTTTTCGTTGATAAGGGAGCCATTTGAACAATATTTGAGTACTGCCAAATATGCGGCTATGCAATCCGGCGTAAATTTCACAGAAGAATTTTTGGACTTATTCCTAAGTAGGGATAATGAAGTCAACACCCAATTCGAAGGGATGTCAGGGTGCGATAATCCACAGTCATGTTTTTTGTTTTCAAAAATTGCGTGTATTGAACATGAGCCATATTTGGATTTATATGGAAACCTAGTTGAAGCTAGATATCAATCATTCTTTGTTGAGAAGCCGAAGTCCTATTTAGAGTTAAGTGAAAGGTTAGATGGAATAATAATAGGAACTGTAGAAAATAGAACGCTTTTTGTTGAAAGAATAAACAATATTTTGTTTGATTTATATGGAATTAAAATATCAAACAACAATTCAGTAGTTAACGAAACGCCAAAACCAACATTTCAAATAAGTAAACAACATAAAAAAGAAATAAACTCTAGAATACAGTTGGATTTAGAGCTATATGCAAAAATAATAGAAACAAGAAAATGAATTATAAAAAAATATACCACCTGCACATACCCAGGACATCCGGTTTTTGGATTGCCAATGCCTTGGAGAAAACATTTTCGGAACAGGGTTTCAACATTAATAAGCCGACGCAGAGCGAAGTTTTTTAGGTCATGTATGGACGTCTTATTGCACGATTTAGTCATGTCCAGGTCGAACTAGCCTGCTAGCGTTATAAACATGTCAATTGGCAATGAATCCCCATGGAAAATAGAGCCTGGACATTTTGGCTCAGGGCCAGAAAACATACACATTTTTGAAAACTTTATTAGCCAGGAAGACCTAGTTATCATCCAAGATTTTTGTCCAACCATAAATGAGTGGAACAACTCAAAAGAGAGTATCTACGCAGAAGATGGTACATGCCTCTATAATGCAGATTACTGGAATGACAGGCAGTGCAGCAGCGAAATACTGGAAAGACTTTCGATGCCGGTTTTTAAGATAATTGAAAAATACATAAAGAAAATGCAAACTACGCTTGAAGAAATTTATAGCGTTGAGCTACTACATCGTCCACCAGTGATAATGAAGTGGCGTCCAGGTATCGAGCAGCGCCCACATGCCGACAAGCAGCTAAATAATGGCGAGCCCAACGCTTTCGTTGACTACGACTTAAACTCGCTGTTTTACTACAACGACAATTTTGAGGGTGGCGAGTTGTTCTATCCTCAGCATGGGATAACGGTAACGCCAAAACCAGGACTTGCAATCGCTCATCCAGGGGACATCAATTACCTACATGGTGTAACCATGATAAGAAGTGGCAATAGATATACAACCCCATCATTTTACTCCGTAGTTTAATTCAATGAGGATACTCCATAGGTACGGTCTTGTTTCTAAAAATGAATGCGAATCTATTGTCGGCTGCATTCGTTCTATGGGTGTTCACCAAAAAACCATTTCGAGTGACAGCGGTGTCATTTATTACAGTGGTGAAGCAATGCTTGAGGCTAACGATTTTGTATACGGTTTACTTTGCGACATAGGTGAAAGAGTCAGAAGTATTGCAGAGGAATCTTTCGGGATAAAGCTAATTGAAAGTAAATTGGTCGTATTTGAAACTCTACCTGGCCATACTCCAGAAGAACATGCCGATAGCCAAAACATGGATGGAACACCAAAGGATGGTTGCAGTGATTTCGTCGTATCGGCAGTGGTCTATTTTAATGATGACTTTTCTGGTGGGGAGTTAGTTTTTCCAAAGATGCCTTACTCTTATCAACCGGTTGCTGGAAGTTGCATTATCTTTCCTAGCGATATTTCGTATTCCCACTATGTGGACAGTGTTTTGTCTGGAAGCAGGTTGGTGTTTCCTTTATGGTTTCGCGCTATAGTTTGATTCTATGAGAAACATTGATATTGAATATATTGGGGACCCAAAAGCTGGTTTTTTAGTCTATAGGAATGTTCTTAATGAGAACCTAAAAATACCAGAGCGCCTTGAGGCGACAATAGGCGACAGCGATACGCCTCCGTATTCGTGGATGCAGGCGCTCGTTGGGGATGGCCAAGTCATGAAGGACTATAGAGACTGTGTGGATTGCAAAATGAGCCCTGCACATTTCGAGCACTGCCCGACTCAGTTTAGTGAGTTGATAAATATTTATAACGACACAGTAAAAGGATTGACTGCATGTCTGCAGGACTATGAATCAAGATACAACATCCGCATGGACTTCATGGAGGCAATCAATTATGTGAGGTACAACGAGGGCCAGCACTTCAATGTACACGCAGACCATGGTTTTTCGTATGTTTGCACAGTTTCTTCCGTAATGTATCTAAACGAAGACTACGAAGGTGGAGAGTTGTTTTTCCCTTTTCTCGACATTACTTTTAAACCCAAGTATGGGGATATTGTCCTATTCCCATCTACTTTTATCTATTCACATGCTTCAAGACCTGTTACCAGGGGAACCAAGTATGCTGCCGTAACCATGTTTGACTACAACGACAGGTTTCATAAGCAATGGAAGGGTTACGGGAAAAATATGGATGGCACTGATGCCGAATATGGACCTGGGATAGTTGACCCAAGTGCGAATCAAGTTGAAAGGTTTATTTACAAAAAATGACAAAATTATTTTTAAAAAAAACCCATCAAACATCTCCGGAGATAAACCAATCCCGTTTTAATCGTGAGTGGATGGATAACACCTACAACAAGCATGCATACCAATGTCTCCCAATGACTGTCGCAAATGTCTATGGGTGGGAGATTGTCATGGAGGAAGATTTGATTGTTCAGTGGGATGGCGGCAACACCCCACCTGTCATTCTGTCTGGAGAAATTACGTCTTCCGGTAGAGTCCAGGCCATATCGTCAATTATTGGGATGATTTCCATAAACATGGGTTGGGTAATAAACACCGAGGATGGGTATAACACCTGGGTTACTGGTTCACCGAATTATTTTGTGGATGGGGCAACTCCGCTTACTGCCACATTGCCGAGTTATTGGTGGCCAGATGAATCACAAATGAACTGGAAAATTACAAAAATAGGAGAGCCTGTCACTTTTGCTGCCGGAACACCTTTTTGTTTTTTTAATATTTATGACAATTCAATTTTAGAGAATACGGAGATAGTCACTTCAAACCTATGGGATGATAAAGAACTAATGGAGTCGAGGGTCAGGTACGGAGAGCTAAAAACAAAAAATAGGTATGAAAACCCATGGACTTGGACAAAGGGAATTCGTACAGGTATTGACGCAGATGGCAATAAAATAGGTCCAAGTTTTGATGGTCTGCCCAAATTAGCCAATCCGTAGTGTAAAATATGGGTACTTGTCCAACACAGGGATTATGGAGCCGCTATGAAATTTGAATCTTCTTTTACAACACAAGAAAAAAAGCTTGTCTATCAGCGCACCCTAAAGGACCTCGAGAGACAACTGATGGAGCGCCTCCTTCAGGAGGGCTTTGACCCAGATTCATTTGATGCCGAAAACTTTGTCCCAGGAAATGATGGGCATGGAATTATCCATAGTCATAAATTGATTGCAGATTTTCTTTCAAAGATTAATAACGTTAAAACAAGAATCTCGGAGTAAGCTCTAAGACATGGCACTTTCCATAGAGCAGCTCGCCAATGCCAAAGCAGAGGCAATTCAAATACTTGAATACTCCATTTATACATTGGCGTTCACTTTGGGCATAGAAGACGAAGACCTTGATGCGGACATGGCGAACCCAATAGATATGTCTCTTAACGAGAACAGCTCATTGGCCGCGCAGCATGATGCTTACGAATGTTTAAAGATGCAACTGGCGGCTCTGGCAAGACTACAAAGTTAGTAGGCTTTTGTGAGAATAAAGCCAGATGTTCCAACAAAAATTTCAATTGTCGAGACAGCTATAGCATCAGGAAGATATGAAATATGCCCTGACATGGAGCCAGAATATCCAAACATTCAGGAGCCAATGCATAATCCAAAAAGAGACAGACAGGTCCCAAAGTGGAATCCAAATCTTTTTTCTTTTGAACTTCCGGACGGAGCTTCATTTTTTTGTGACTTGCTTCAATCCAGTGATGCTCAGGCGGCGTGGGAATCTACCGAACAGGGTGATTTCACCAAGAATGAATTAGTAGAGGAGATTTTTTCAAATGAAAACTAGAAATATTGGTGAAGAAAATCTCTATGACGCAGAAGCCGACATGTTGTACCACGAACAAAAGCTTGCCGTTATTTCATACATAGTTGGTTTTGACCCACAAGAGGTTGATTCAATGAGAATAGATTATGCTGTGGTCAAATTACGAAAACTCTGGCAATACGCAACCGACTTGCGCGGCCAGGGTGGCGATGCGACATACGGTTCAAACAAGATTCATACGTTTTTGTCAAAACAAAATGTTTCACTAACGGAAGGCGCAAGATACGCGTACTGGAATTACTGTCTTGCTAGGGGTGTAAAAAATGGACAATAGACAACTAAGAACAGCCATGGTTTCCAGACTAATTGGTAAAAATCCAATTGAGTCGATTTTCCCCAACAGTACAGAGGAAATACTTTCCCTCATATCAGAAATGGCGTTAAACGTTACCGAGTGGAGAAAGAGCGTAGAAGGACTTAATATGAGTATCGCTGCTCGTGGTGGTAGCGATGGATGCTGGTACATAGACCTTATTTCAAATTTTCAAACCGGATTCAAGGAACTTCTTGCAAGGTCTGATGATGCCTTGGCTAGTTATGCCTTTGCAAAATTACCTAAAAAAGCTTTATTTTTTACTCCAGACGCAATGACAACAATGTATTCACTGAAACACGAACACCCAGAAACAGAAATACATTTTGTTAATACCCAGTCGCTTTATAATTATGAAACATTTGCAAGAGATTCATCAATCATTGAGGGACCAGAATCCTACAGGGATATTGATTACAGTGTTGTAGAAAGAGACGAGATTGGCTCTGGGGATGCTTCTGGTTATGATTTTATCCAGGTGGCAGCGTGGGATTCAGTTTATGATTTGGGAATACTCAACAGGTGCGTTGATGCTCTATCCAGTAATGGGGTTCTCTACGTAATGTCAACTAATCATTCTGGGAAGATATATAGAGATGATGCAAAAATGCACCCATACTACGGTGCGCATCAATTGCTAAATAGAAAAGATGGTTACACGTATCACAACTCAGATACATACGGGTTTACGGTATTTACTAAAAAGTAAAGTTTCTACCTACAGGTGTATCTTTCGAAATCCATTCCTTTGCGGCGCATTACGTATTGCCACAAATTAAACTTTCTGGACATAAAGCCACCTATGCAGGAAAGAAGATAGAACTCCCACATCTTTCTGAAACGCTCATCGTAATTTGGAAGATTTTCCCAGTTTGAAGTTACATTCTCGTACCATTGAGCAAGTGTTTTTGCGTAATCCATTCCAAAGTTGTGGACATCCTCAATCACCCAGTTTGGTTCTGCAGACGAAGTAAACTGCGAGACTGATGGTAATATGCCACCTGGGAATATGTATCGGTCATAAAATGGGTCTGCATCATGACGGGCTCTGGTCGAACCAATTAAGTGGTGAACCATTATTCCGTCGTGAATAAGCTGTTCATCGCACTTGTCAAAAAATAGCTTTAGATTTTTTGGCCCAACATGCTCCATCATCCCTATTGATACTATTCTGTCAAACTTTCCAAACTGCCCATCTAGGTCCTGGTATGTCATTTTGTGAATTTCTATATCAAACGGAGAACAACGTTCTACAGCTGTTTCAATTTGCTTATCTACAGGCGTGATTCCAACTCCAGTTATGCCGTATGTTTTTGCTGCATATTCAAGAAATCCTCCCCAACCACAACCAATATCAAGGACTCTCATCCCTGGTTTGAGCTTTAGTTTTTTGCAAATTAAATCCATTTTTGCAATTTGAGCATCTTCGAGGTTTGTTGCTTTTTGCCAATATCCACATGAGTACATCATGTATTCATCAAGCATTAATTCAAATAGGTCATTTCCGATACCGTAATGGAATTCAGCATTTTTGGGAGAACGGCTTCTATTTTGTCGATTTGCAATCCGCGACCACGAAGCGGCAATAGCAATACTCGGGCTCATTGGTATCTGCTTAGCCAAATCAATATTTGTGAAACGCGTAAGCATTTGGTCAACCTTTTCGCACGACCACCAACCGTCCACGTAACCTTCCGCGAGGCCCAATAGTCGTTGGTCCAAGAGTCTGTCCCATATACGCTCATCATGAATTTGTATTGAATACGGTTCAGGACCATTAATTGGTATTCCGGCTTGCTCAAAAAGCTTTGTAAAGATTTTGTGTGATTTCTTCGACATGTATAGATGCTAACACGTTCCTCTCGCTTGCGTATGGAATGGTATTATTTCAACATGTTTAATGACTTGTCAAAAAAAGAAGTCATATTATGCTTAATTTTTGCGCCTATATTTACTGTATGGGTTAGGTTCGCGGAAGTGTTAATTCACCGTATTTTTGGGGTAATGTTTTGATTCAGGATTCACAACCAAAATTCTGGGAAAACATCATCAAGGATGTTCCATCTATCGTTACTGCGGTAAGCAACTGGCAGGAGATACTTGCCGAATTCGAAAAACAGATAGAGGACACAAAAGCTCTTTGGTTATGGAGCGTGCCGCGTGTGACGATATCAAGAGATGACCTCAAATCACCAAATAACCCTGATGACATAAAGCTTTACAGTGGTGAAAAATGGAGAATAATGCCGGCTGGGGTGGCTCCCGAATCTGCAGAATTTCTCGGTCTTGGAGAAGAACTGGGTCGCAGGGTGGTGAAGATGAAGACAAAGATGCCATATGAAGAGGGACTGAAGAAACTTCAAGAAACACTTCCTTTCACATCGTCCTTATTTGCAGATTACTCAAAACGTGGAGAATTAAACAACGCAGTACTGAGCGTCCTATCGCCGGGAACAACGATAAATCCGCACCGCGGAGACCCATCAATCATGAGAATTCATATTGGCCTTAAATGCGACCCGGATTGTTCAATCATGGTTGGCAATGATGATGTTGGTTATGAGTCGAGAACCTGGGAACCGGGCGGGGTAGTGGCGTTTAGGGACGGTGGAGATTTCTGCCATTCTGTTATTCACAAGGGCAAAGAAGATAGATGGATATTAATGTTTGACATACCAATCGACTACTTAAAGACAGTAGTCGATAATGAGTATTTATGATTCCCGAAAGTGAAGCGGCGGAATACGCCAAACAAATATCATCAACCCAATCAGTTTCAATATTGATTTATTCGTTTGCCAGCATTTGTTTGTACATTCTAAATATTGCTGCGTACCAGAACGATTTATATGGTCTTCTGATAGCTTTGCCTATTAGCGCTATAGTTTCATACTATATTTTTTCCACTGTTCACGAAGCAGTACACAATGCCGTAGTCCCATCAAATAGAAAAATAAATGACTTAATTGGACAGGTTTTTTCTTTTGTTTTAAATATGGGTTTTGCATCATTTAGAAAAACACATCAACAGCACCATATTCATGCGAATTCTAAGCGCGACCCAGATTCCATATTTGGAGAACAGGGTAAGCGCTCCTATATCGTTACCATGCCAACATTTTTGGTTTTATTGCGAATATTCGTTGTACTCCCAAGAAAAATAAGAATGAAACTTATTAAGAATTTAGGCGGCAGAACAAAAGTATTTATTTATCTATATCAAAAGGATATTGGCCAATGTCGAGTATATATAACAAATTTTTACCTGACACTTATTTCGCTAGTTATATTTGGGTTTGATTCTGTGTTGTTGTTTTGCTACATGTCCTCAATGCTGGCAATGTTTATTATTTATCCAATGGTAACTTGGTTGCCGCATTTGTCTATTTTTGATAGAGAAGAACACGCTGTCGATAAATATAAAACGACCAAAATACAAGGGAGCCGACTTAGTCCATTTACTCTATTCCCAATACCTCATCATTTGACCCACCATCTTTACCCCAGTGTTCCTGTTTCAAGACTGAAAAAGATGTCAAAATTTATACAACCGATGTTGGGTAGTGCCAAGTAATATGAACGACCGTGAGTTGGCAGATATGTTGTATGCTGCTTTTTCCAGAAATGAAATAGACGAAGCATATATTTCAAAGCCAGGGCAAAAATGCGCACCGCTGCAGGACCATGATGTGGTTAGGGACATATTTAGGTGTAAGCAAGAGGCACTCGCTGCATACAGAGAAGCTCGGGGAATAAAATGATAGTTAAAGATAATTTTCTTTCATCAGAAATGCTTTCTAATGTTTTTGAAGATAAAACGTTCTTCCCGGGGATAATGCAAACCGATAGCCGAATAGCAAGTGAGGTCAATTCTTACCATAACGAACAGGCAAGTTGCTACGCACCGTATATGTTTTGGGATGGATGGTGGACGTCTCCAGCGGACACTCTCAGAAAAAAAGTAATTAGGAATATTTGGGAGAGTAATCTCCCAATCAAGAAAGAAGATATTCTTGGATTTGAGTACTGGACGCGCACGTTTGGGCCAGGACAATTTCTTGGGCCGCACGTTGATGAAGATACATTTTTATACCAAGATACAAAAATTTACAATGGTCCGGAAACTGGTTGTGTTTACTATGGACCATCCGAAGAGAAGGTTGTTGGTGGATTTCTGGAGCTTTTTGAATCAAAGCTTGTATTTGGTGAAGCCAATGCTCTTGAATGGGAAAATTTGAAGACAAAACTAGACCCAATTGAGCTACGCGAAAGAATTGCTTTCAAAGAAAATAGATTGATAATATTTGATGCCGGAAGAGTAATTCATCAAACAAGTCCATGTATATCTGGCATAAGAAATGTCATGGTTATTAATGTTTGGCTTAAATCAAACCCACCTGTAGATATGAAAAATTTTGTATATGAATGACGATATCATCTCAATACCGATATCTGATTTCAACATATACATGACAAAAATAGATGTTGATAATTCAAAAATTATGGAAGAATTAGATACAGGGAAAAGACAGGTCGAGCCTTCCTACAAAGATGGTTTTCTATCTAAAACAACAGTCACATATTTTGAAGATGAACGACTCCCATTAGATGCCTATGAGTGTGAAAAACTTAAGAAATTGATGACTGAAAAAGTTAGTATTGCAGCAGGAAAGCCAATGGTGCTTGCCGAGATATGGTCCCTAACGCTTAATCGTGGTCAATCCATAACAGTTCATACGCATAAATCAAATACCCATATGCGCCCAGAGGAATACTATTCAGTTTCTTACTACGTAAATGCCCCCGAGGGAAGTGCAAGATTGATATTCAATGTAAGTATATGCAATACAATTGAGCGCTTAATACCGATAACACCAGAGCCAGGAATGTTTTTGATTTTCAACTCATTCATACAGCATTACAGTGATAGGCATAGTTCCGACGAGCCAAGACTAGTTATAAGTGCAAATTTCCACCCTGAAAACCCTGATTTGACACCTATCCCAGACTGGTCCGCTTACAACTAGTATTAATATATGACTGCAGATATAAAGAATCTTGGGGGCGGGGTGGTCGTTTTTGAGAATGCAATAAATGTTCCACAAGAAGAAATCATAAGACTATTAGACGAGCTATCTGAAAAGTCACTAAGTGAGCAGTATGAATATGTAAAAAATGATAGTGGTGAGATTATTTACGCCAAGAATAGAAGTGGTTTTATATACGAGCTTGAATCAATATCGAAGACACCGATAAGAATCCAAAATCTAAATCATGATTTTTTTTGGGAATGTGAAAAAACTATATATAGTTGTCTTTTGCAATATATTGAATTGTTCCCATGGGTCCTTCAGTGTCTTTGGTGGAGGACCGAGGGTCATGCCCTAAAATACCCAACTGGCTCAAAGCTTGGTCTGCATTGCGACAACGATGTCAATTATAGGTACGGGCAGTTCCCACCAGTAGAGAATGCAACAAGAGCCGTCTTGACGGTTTTGGTTTACATAAACGATAGCTGCGATGGACCAGAATGTGATGATAACTCTTTCTCTGGTGGGGAGATGGTGGTTCCCCATGCCGGAGCAACAGTAAAACCAAAAAGCGGGAACATAGTATTTATGCCATCCAACTACCTTGGAGCACATGAAATACTCGAAGTCACCTCTGGTTGCAGGTACACATATCTCGCCCTATTCTCTCAGGGTTCAGGTCAAGACGATAGAGGAATATCTCCAATGGACCCGGACGCATATACGGACAGGCCAATCGGTGGTCAGTGGTGGATGAAGAATGTAATATCCGACTACGATGACTACTTAATGAATAAGTATGGTGATGAAGGAAAAATACCAACCGAGGTTATGCCATTCAAATCACGGAAGAACGACCACAAATGATTTTTAATAACGTCAAAGCCGAACACCTTGGTGGCGGTGTGGTGGTTTTTAGGAGCGCAGTTTCAATTGACTGGAATTTTGCTAACAACATATCAAAAGAGATAGTTGACAGAGAAGTCAGTGAAATGTACTCCCCAGCAATAAACCCAGATAGCGGCCAGGAAGAATATATAAACAGAAGCGGGTATTTCTTTTCTAAAAATGGAATCGACAAGATGCCAAAAAGGGGCTCTAGGGTCCATCAGGATACTAGGGCTGAAGTAGTCGAGCTTTTTACCTTTTTAGAAAGTTCAAAAGACAAATATTTGCTTAAATATATGCACATGTTCCCTTTGTCTTATAAGAATATTTGGTGGAAGGTCAAAGGCCATTTGGTCAACTACTCATCAGATTGTGGTGGGTACATAGGAGAGCATAGCGATACTAGTGTTGACTATGTTTATGGGATACCACATCCACCACATCAGTTGGCTTCCAGGAATACTGTTTCTTGTTTGGTTTACTTTGGTAGCTGTGTTGATGGAGAAATCCCTTCAGGTCCAGGCGACTTTACTGGTGGCCATCATAAATTCACATATCTTGACATTGAGTACATCCCAAATCGTGGGGATATTTTAATGTTTCCATCAAACTATGTTGCAGCACACGAAGTAACTCCAGTTGAGTCTGGGGACAGATTCACCTATCTTGGTTGGTACGCACACGGAACACCAAATCCAAGTGTCAATGAAGAAGTTGAAGACCCAGAGATAAACCCAGAAAAAGCAGCAGTATCCTCTAACGTTTATATCCCATATCTAAGAGAAAAATTCATAGAATACCTAGACTCAGTTGGTGAAGATAAGTCATCAAGAACATATAGACTTGCGCTTGGTGAAAGCTTATGAAATTAACTCATCTTGGTAGCGGCATAGTCTTAGTGAGAAATTTAGTACAAATTTCACAAGATGATACAGACGAGATAAATAGGATATTTAATTCGACCACCCCACAGGGTTATTCTATTGTTGATGGGAAAACAATAAGTGATGGTGGTTATGAGTTCGATGAAATTAGTAGAAGAAAATCTCCGACCAGATACACAAATATAAGTGAATTTGCTATAACAAAGAAGCTTAGAGAGTCAATTTATTTAGCGGCAGTTGAGTACTGCAAGGTGTTCCCGGTTGCGCTGGAGTGCATAACTGGACAGACTGATGGCTACATGATTAGGTATGGAGACGGGAACGACATGGGTCCGCACTCTGATTGCAACATACCCTATAAGTCTGGGACCCTTGAGCCAATGACTACGAGCCCGGCATTCAATACGCTTACAACTTCAATATTTTTAAATGATTCCTATTCTGGTGGAGATGTTCTGTTTAGAATATGGGGAATAAATGTTAAGCCAGAAGTTGGCTCGGCAATTATCTACCCGTCGAACTTCATAGGGTGTCACGAAGTTTCTGAGGTAAAAGATGGAGAAAGGTGGGCTTTCCTAAGTTGGTTTTTCCACGGGAATGGCCAGGAAGAAAAAGAAGGCTCATACGAATGGACACAAGAGCTGAGAAGGAAAGCAAATTCTGGAAATAGTTTTCAGAAAACTATACTAGTTGGGGATATTGACTAGAAAAGTCTTTTAAACATAGTCCTGTTTAGTGCTTTTGCTGATTCTGGAACAACATGAACCTTCCATACACCATCAGAAAATAGAGATGCGACAATATCTGTAGATTGTAATTGTCCGGATACATATAGGTCGCGCTTGTCCTCTCCTCCCCCTTGGTCATACCCAAGAGGGAAACCCCTAAAAAGCGCTTCTACGTAATCAATATTTCCAGAATTGGCTATTTTGTTTATTTCTAATTCTGATTCTTCTCCGTAAAGATTATTGCCATCAATATAAATTCCATTGAACCCATGTTCTACCGCGGAGCGCATCGTTTCTAGTCCTGCTCCAAGTCTGCCAATACAGAAAACTATGTCAGATGAATCAAAAAGACTAGAAAGTGTTGGATGTTCAATCGCTCCACTTATTTTTCGTGCATTATCAACTGTATTTTGCGAACGAGACTCAGATGTCCAGTGAACTATGTTTCCAGAATTTGTTACGCTCTTGGCAATAGTTGTTCCCATATTCCCCATCGAAACTATCCCAACATTTTTCATAATCAATCAAGCTTCCTGTTGAGCGGGTTTATATATCCATTCTTGCCTTCAAGGTTCCTTACTAGATAATCAGTTTTGTTAGCGTTTTCCTTTAGGTGTGAATAGTTTTGCTTGATATGATTCGAGTACTTTTGATAGTCGTCGTAAACAGTGTCTATCCAATGAGGAACGCACCAGCTTGACACTTCATCAGGTTCTGAAACTTCAAGTCGGATATTTATATCAGGGCTACCTTGTGAGAAAAACTCCAGGTATGCATAACGTGTTCCGCCAGTAACATCGGATACACCATGTGAAGCAACATAGTTTGTTGGGAATATTATGATGTCACCCTTTTTTGCTTGGTGGCTAATGTTTAGGTAGGGGAAGTAGAGTTCTCCACCACTATAATTTGTCCCGTCCAACTCTTCAACTGAACCAACGCAATCGTTTATGTACAGAAGAACGGCAACTGTCTGTCTCGCTCCAACCTGTCCGTATGGGATGTATCTTTCGCCGCCGGTTGCTCGGTAGTTTGTGTCGTTATCATTATGTAGACCAAGGTGCTTCCCGGTGTCATACCTGAGGATGTGCCCTCTATTCCTCCACCAGATTGTCCCGACCACAAGTGGGAACATGTCGATATACCTAATCAAGGATTTATAGATTGAGTCTTCCCATCCTCTGACGATATCTACTATTTCTTGTTCTGTTCCGTCTTGTACTGGTTCAAGTACTCTCACTGGAACTGTTTCAACTTGTTCTATCGAGAACTTGTTTCCGTCTTCGTTTTTTGCATACACGACACCATTTATGTCAATGTCGTATTTCCATCGCTGCTGGTGTGCGGCCAGTGCGTTATCGTCTATCCACTTAGACATTAATGGAAGGTCAACATCCATCACGTTATGAAAAACAACAACCCCACCACCAAGGTCGGTGAATTTTAAGTTTCGTATTTCTTCTAGTGTCTC